AAGACTCGTCTAGATTATGTTCTTGGAAACAAGAAGTCCGCTGCACCACAGTTTGAAGAGGAAGATAATGATCGTGGTCAAGCAGAAGAGTTAGTAACTGCTGCTGTATCAAAACCAACTCCTGCAGCAGCAGAAGAAGAGGATGATGCACTATCATACTTTGCGAAACTCGCAGAAGAATAATTATACGGGGGGTCAAACGACCCCTTTTTTTATGGATTAACTACTTCAGTATTTGCAGTTTGTGCTAAAGTTGGTGATATGTACTCTGAACTATTACTATATTTAAGTACGTCTCTTAAATCATTTATAAAGATATTTAGATAAGAATTTTTTAATACATTTATTTCTCTTTTCTTTTCATTTTCAGTAAATTCATATTCAGCATTTGTTACTGCTCTTGCTATATTATCTGTGAGTACTGTATATTGATTTTTATCGTCTAGTTGAGTATGACCAGCTTGAGATTTAAGTGTATATCTAATTGATGGATATTTTAATGCAGATCCATCAATTTTGAAATCTTTGTCAACAATTAAATTTGGTGGTAATATCTGCCTTCCTTGATCATCTATGATTTCAAAAGTTTCATAATGATGATTCGCAAACATTTGCTCTTCACTACCATACTTATTAAGTGCATAATCAGCAACGTCTTGGTCTTTAAGTGGCCATTGGTGATTAATATTTACAATACCTGCTACCAGTACAACAACGTAATCTAAACCTGAGTCACCATATAACCCATGAGCTATGGTATCAGGTCGATCATCATCTGCTATAACATACTTATCAAATCTAAAAGCAGCACCCCTTATGTAAGATGCTAATTTAGCTCTACGGAAAATATTTTTAATAATTACATAATCACTAGATGAATTTTTATGTAATAATGGCGACTGATATGCTATATCAGGCAATTCTGAAAAATATCCCATTAGAATCCAACTCCTGAACCTGAATCTTTATTAGCATAATCTTCATGGTAAATTGGATTAATTTCTTTAAACGTTAAATCCATTCTAATATTTACTGGTGTACCATCTTCGTAACTTGTATATGTTCCAGAGTTTGTATAATTTACATTCATTCCTGTTAATGCAGTTAATTTCATCCTACCTAAAAATGGATGAGGGTTTCCGTCTTTCAAATATTCTAGTTGAAATACATCAGGAGATTTTAAAAATATACCTTGTGCACTACTTCCATTGAATTCACCTGCCTTTGGTGCCATTGACATTTTTAATGAACGAATTATTGCTTTTACAACATCTGATTCATCTTTTGATCTTGGTGAAAAAGTTATACTATATGGAAAAGTCCTTAAATTCATTCCTTGAAATAATAACTCTAGATTATTATTCAATATTTGACCTGTAGAACGAGAAATAACACTTGCAGTAGATATATTACTACCTAGAGCTCCTACGGCTGCACCAGATATTGCTGCTCTGATTGCATTAGTTGTTTGTGAATTTAAACCGTCTATGCTTACACCCTCTAAAAATGCTCTTATTGATTCTTGAGCTTTTTGAACTCTACTCATATTAGGATCATCGGGACCAGCCATTATATCTTGTGCAATACCTAAAGTAGCGATTTGGATAGCATTCATTCTATCGTCACCCCAAGTTACAGCATTTTGATCTGCTACCTCTTGTGGCATTGGTAATTCAATATAGTATTTGTGAGTTTTATTTTGATTTATTCTCGTATTTGTATCAGTAAATGTGGTCTCTAACTCCATAGGATCTAAATTTACGGTCTCTTTTCCTGCTTTCTTTAGTGCTTCATTTGTAGAGATTCTATTTTTATTTGTATTGAGTATTCGATTAATTTTACCACTTGCCAAACTTTGATCGATATATTTGTTTTTTATATTTACACCAAAATTTGCAGCACCTTCAGTAGGTGCGACATATTCAAGACAACTTATTCTGAATGTATCACCTGTATTTTCTTGAGCTGATCTTGCAAATGGATATGACATATAACGTGTATCTGCTGATCCAAAACCATCTATGCCAGCAAACTTTGCGAGATATTTTTTTCTGTCCTCCTTTTTCTGTTTTGCAATATATTCAGGAACAGTCAATCCCTGCATACCAGCTAACTGGGAAACAGACCATTGACCACTACTATTACCTAAATTACCCGACATTATATCTTTTTTAACTATTTAGTAGTATTTTGACAAAAGGTAAAGTTCTTAAATCTCTTAACTCCATTTCATCTACTTGGTATAGTCCACCGACTACTTCTGGGAATGTATATTGTCTCATTTCACCCCAATGATAGTTCAATCCTTTAAAACCCCAAGAGAATACATCAGTCACTGCAACAAGTGGATGTGAATCGTAAGCAATACCAGGTGTTTTTGCTTGATATACAAAAACATAAAAGTTACCTGCTTGAGGAACACTACTCCCTTCAGTCAACACTTCGAGTATATCTGTTGCTAAATCATCAGCACTTTCATTACCGATAAATCTTTTCATTATAGGATCTATACGACTCATATGTCTAACTCTTTTTCTGTAATTACTTTAAACTCCCACATTCGGTCAGCACAATACTCTCTTGCTGCTTTCCATTTTGCTTGGTTTCTTGCATATTCAAATGCTTCACGAATATAACCTTTGGTTTGTCTCTTTGGTCTCTTTGGTTTAGTTGTTTGTTTGAGTGGTTTAACTTCAATCAAGTATCTTTTTATTTTACCTGTATTCTCTTGCACTTTTATATAGAAGTCAGGGAAGTAACGGTGAACTCGACTATCGTGAGGTGAGATGTATGGAAGTGCAATCTCTTCACTTCCCCATTCTAATATTTTCGTATTTTTGTCACAATACACCATAAACTTTCTTTCCCAAAGTGACCTGTAAATTATATTGGTAGGATCACCTTTATACTTTCTAGGAAATGATGGATAGTATTTTCCCCTATAAGCCATCTAAATAACTATACTATTGAAGTATTTAGAGTGCCAGCACCAAGACCGAGAAGAATATCCGATATAATGCCAAAAATACAGAATGTTGCTCAAACATCTCATTTTTTGGTAAAATTTGCTTTACCTAACAGTTCTCTCAAAAAACATATGAGAAATAAGGGCATCAATGATCGTTTTATAGCTGATAATGTTGGACTATTATGTAGCGATGCGGTGTTGCCAGGTAGTAATATGGCATCGGTAAATACAACAGGAGATTTTCAAGGACTTACAGAAAGATTTGCTCATACAAGACAGTTTACACAAATAAATTTTGATTTTTATGTTGATACTGCATATAAATCATTGAAATTTATTGAACATTGGATGGAATATATCTCAAATTCATCAGTGGGAGATCCAATTTCAGACGTATATCATTTTAAAATGAACTATCCGTCAGATTATAAATCTAATGATACAAGAATTGTAAAATTTGAAAGAGATCATTTTCAATTTCTTGAGTATCGTTTTGTAGGATTATTTCCAATTGCGTTAAATTCAACAAGAGTTTCATATCAAGGTTCGCAGGTATTAAAAGCAACTGCTTCTTTTTCTTATGACAGATATATTTGTGGTGAAACATCATCATTAGCAAGGGCATTAGGATTAGATTTAAATAATAACAGTGGGAGAACTAACAATGCAGTGCGTAATTATAATGATTCTAAAGGATTATCAGAGGTAATGGGTGGAGTAGCATTATTAAATAAAGACACAGCTTATACATTAAATAATGGTACTTTAAGAACTGGTTCCTTAAAGGGTATTAATTCTAATAATGATCTACCTATGTATTTAAGATAAGTTTTTAAAACCCCTATAAATAATTTTACTGAAGTGCTATAATTATTATGCCATTACCAACCATTTCAACTCCTACGTATGAGTTGACTCTTCCTTCTTCAAACAAAAAAATAAAATACAGACCTTTTTTAGTTAAGGAAGAAAAGATTCTAATAATTGCAATGGAATCTCAAGACACTAAACAAATCGCAAGAGCTGTAAAGGATGTCATTTCAAAATGTATATTATCAAAAGGAATTAAAGTTGAAAAATTATCAACATTTGATATTGAATATTTGTTTTTAAATATTAGAGGTAAATCTGTTGGAGAGCAGATTGAAGTGATGGTGACTTGTCCTGATGATAATAAAACACAAGTTCCAATGTCAATTAATGTAGACAGTATAAAGGTTCAGAAAGATGAAAATCACTCAACTGACATTGTTTTGGATGATACTTTTACACTTAGAATGAAGTATCCATCATTGAATGAATTCATTAAAAATAATTTTGGTGAATTAGAAAAAATGAATGTAGATGATACATTTGATTTGATTGCATCTTGTATAGATCAAGTTTATTCTGATGACGAAACTTGGGCATCTGAAGAATGTACAAAGAAAGAATTAACCAATTTTGTTGAATCTTTAAATTCAAGTCAATTTAAAGAAGTTGAAAAATTCTTTGAAACAATGCCAAAGTTATCTCACACAGTGAAAGTAACAAATCCAAATACAAGTGTAGAGAGTGAAATAGTAATTGAGGGGCTGCAGAATTTTTTCGCATAAGTATGGCACATGAAGATCTTGTGTCATACTACAAACTTAATTTTTCTTTGATGCAACACCATAAATATAGTTTAACTGAACTTGAAAATATGATTCCGTGGGAGAGAGAAATTTATGTATCTCTTTTACAGCAATATGTTGAAGAAGAAAATTTAAAAGCACAGCAACAACGTAATGGATGAGGAACAAAACACACTAGGATCTCCAATTGCAGGGGGATTGAGAGGTATTAGGAGAAGTATATCTTCTAATGTCTTGACTGGTCGTGGTAGTTTGGTTGGGGGAGGAGATAATATATCAGCAAATTTAATAACAAATAATTCATTAGCACTTGGTTCAGTATCTAATCAATTAACAAGTGTTAACCGACAAGTAACAAGTATCAACGCATCTTTAACTGCTATAAAAGATAATTTAGCAATAAGTGATGAAATAGAAAGAAAAAAAGAAAGAGAAAAAGAGAGAAGAGAGGCGATATTAGCAGAGCAAGGATTAAGAGAAGGTAAGGAAAGTCAATTAGAGAAAAGAATACAATTTGCTTTGTTAACTCCAGTAAGGAGAGTTGCAAACTTTACAAAAGGTATATTGACCAGACTAGGTGATTTTTTACTTATACTTGCTGGAGGTTGGTTAACAGATAAAGCACTACAGTTTATTAGATTAACATCAGAAAAAAATATAGAGGGACTTAAAAAATTTAAAGAGAGATTACTTAAAGATCTTCTTTTCATAGGTGGTATTGTTTTAGCGACAACGATTGCTTTTGGAAAGATATTTGCTTTAACAAAATTATTAGGTGCATTAGCGTTAAAAATTACCGTCGCTGGAGCATTGACTCAAGCTTTTCTAGGGCTGGGTAGTTTTATAACGTTTAACGTAAGAAGATTTATTGATATACTCACGGGAGGAATGGGTAATATATCAGGCGGACCCGACCAAGGTGTTGGATTTTTAGATGTTTTATTTTATGGACAATTTTTAGTACCCATTCTTAGACCTTTAAAAAACTTTCTCAGTAAAGCACTTGGTAAAATGCCAGGTGGAGGTTTTTTGAGAGGACTCTATTCATCAGGAGCGTCTGGTACTTTTAAAAACCCTCTTGGTGGCATGAGGGTCTTTGGAAAAAGAATACCGACAGAGATTAAGTGGCCGCAAGCTGGGAAATTTCTAAAGAGATTTAGATTGATTGCTGCTGCTCTATCATTATTTAATGACTCAATGAGTATGATTGCATCTGGATTCAAACCATATCAAGCAATACTTGTTGCTATTGCAAGAACAGCAGCGAAACTTGGAATGTTTGCAGCGTATTCTGTGCTTGTTAG